CAAATAGAAAGACATTTGTTGCTGGGTAACACCCGCCTCTTCAAGTTTATCTACATAGAGTTGAAGCGCTTTAGGGCCAGAAAGATTCTGCATTTCAAGCGCTAACTTTCTTGCAGCCTCCGCCGAACCCTCTGTTTTAATCGCGATCTGTTCAAAGAAATCAACTGCACCACCAGAACCAATGGTGATGAACTCACCTAGCTTTTCATTAAAGTCCTTTAACTGGTCAGATAACTTTTCCGAGCTGATACCCATGGTCTCAGCACCCACAGCCATCTTTTGAAATTCTTGTGTTGTTGTGTTTGAAATAGAGGCGAAAGTTTGCAGTTCACGCGCAGCATTTGCGTATTCGGTTGCCATGGCAAGTACACCAGCACCTACAGCAGCAGCTCCCGAAACAGCTATAGCGCCATAAGTCAGCACACTCTTTTTCATTGCATCAAAACTGGTTACGGTTTGTTTTTCTGCTGTTTTAATTGGTGCTGTAAATCCAGCAGTTCTAGTAACCAGATCAAGGGTTAATGTTCCCAGTTTTGTGCTCATATAAACCTCTGGGCAATAAAAAACCCCGCTTTTGCGGGGTCTTGTAGGGTATTTAAAATTTATTTCATAACTTCAAGGCACTGTAGGTGCACATCATTTGCGAATTCTGCTGTCTGCTGATCTATATATGGCTGCACAGTAAACATGGGTCTTTTATATGCCTCCATAACTATTTCTTTTAGCATTTCTTTTGATTCATCTGGCACATTTTCCATCTGATCTACCTCTTTAAATACAGAAGACATCAGGGCATTTGCTTGACGCTGCCGCATTGTGTGTTCAGCAAACTTAGATAAGTTTTCACAAGCTTCTTGCGCTTGCTTTATTTCTTCACTATTTTCGCTTAGCTCTTTACTGCATCCAGAAACCATAAACACTATTACCAAGCCCAGCAACCAAGTCTTCATTCACCTATCCTAAATTTCTGTTATTTAAGACAAGATACTAATTCCAGCACAAAAAAACCACTCCGAAGAGTGGTCTTGTTATTAGTTACTATTTCGCTCTCTTAAGAAGTGCCGACCCACTCGCAATGTATCTGTGCCGTATAGCAAATCCAACACACTATCAAAACGCTTAGTGAACTCAGCAATATCCATGGTTGGATAAAAACCCGGTGGTAATGGCATTGCGGTCAGCACACCGTTACGAGCACTCACATGCCAAGCATCATATTTGGAGTTATTAAACTCTTGGCTAATCTGCTGGGCCACCTGAATAACTTCTTGTGGATAAGGTAGGGATTTAACTTCCTGCTTTTCTACCTTTGCTTTTAGATCCATTGTTTCCAGATAATGAACAGCCTCTGGAAAATGAATTTCTAAAAGCTCTGCATAGCGCGGGATTTTAAAGTGTCGATTATGACGCGCCCACATTTCAGCAAAGATTTTACGTTCACCTTGAGAGCGACGAGCCACAATTTCATGAAGCAAGGCTTGCTGCTCTGGTGAAATGGCTTGACGCGCTTTAACTCTGAATTGCATCACCATTGCATCATAAGCACGAATAACCTGTAAATGGAATTTTGCAGAAATCCACATTGCGTATGAATAGACAAGCTCTTTGACAACGTAAGTTCCGCGATTATTACCGCCATTGATTACTTTTACAGCACTCCTCATATCTGAGGAGTGTTCTATTTCCTTGATTAATTCCTGCGTTTGCTCAACACGCAAAAAGTTAGATGGTTGATGTTTTTTTAAAGACCCACCTGCTTTATGCAAGTCAGCAAGTGAATAACGACCATCCTCATCCTGACGAATAGAGAAATCACCAATAACCAACGGTTGAGTATTTGGATTTACTAGATTTTGTGTTAAATTAGACATGTGTTTACATCCTTTGTGATGGCAACTAAACCTTGTTTTTGATTGGTAGTCTGGCAAGGTTTTTTTGTGCCTGTTGATTTCATGCTTTCGCACTCTTTTGGTTTTGTTTGAGCCATTCTTCAACAATAGTATTTAACTGTGCTGTCAAAGAGCGACGGTTTTCTGTTGCTGCCTTTTTCAGCCCATCTATATTTTCATGAGCCATTCGGACATTTAGCTGCTTGTCATGTCGTGTCATTTTTACTCCATTTAAAGTGTTTTGCTTTATAGCGTTTTAATTTATAGCAAAATACTTTATTGAAGTAAAGCGTTTTGCTATATATCATTAAAATAATTTCACACCTTACTGAACTGCTATGGCTCAAGAATATTCACAAGTAAACTTCAGAATACCCTCTAAGCTAAAAGAAGATATAGAAAAGGCAGCTTTCGCCAATAACCGTTCAATTACATCCGAGCTCGTGTCTCGGCTTGAGGATAGCTTCATTCCAAAAACACTTACCCCATCCCTAGAAATGGTAAAATATAAAGAGGAAATGGAAGCTCAGACTAAGATTCTTCTAGAAAGCCAGCGTGTTTTATTGGAGCAAAATGAAAGGCAGGCCAAAATTTTAGCTGAACTTAAAGACTTTCAAGCTTGGAAAAATCAACAAAAGAAACCAAGCTAACCTGATTTCTTCTTAATTGCTTGCATGCGTTGCTCTTCAAAGGTTAGCTCTGGAATTGTTTCATGCGGCATAAAGATGCGAGCATCAACACGCTTGTCCTCTTCAACCTTGCCATTGAAATAAAGCGCGTACAGATTACCCGCGCCCTGCTCTATGCGACGACCCAAATTAAATGAGCCGTACTTATTTCGATAAGCCTGCCAGACCCTTAATTCTTTTGGGGTGATTTTCTTTTTGGCTTGCTCGATGGTTCTTCCACCGATTCCGTTGAGGACGAGTTCGCACCAGAGTTCGTGCTCTTCAACTTCAACTTGTTCTTTCCCAAAAAATCATTCACTTCATTCGAAGCATCATGAATCGTACCAATAATGGCTGGATGAAGATTTCCGACTTCTTCAATGGTAGAACACAATGGCTTCTTCGTATCAGCATTAAAGACCGTCAGCAAAACCCGTCGCTTCACAACATCCGCAACAGTAATCTTTTCAGGGTCTTCACCCTTAAACATATTTGTTACTTCGTCGTAACTCAATGCTTTGACTAGAATATCTACTTCAAACTCTTCATCATTAATAATGAATTTTGGAGACTTTGGAGTTAGATCAGATAAAGTCGTGCTGGATAAAGCAAGAAGTGCCGATGTATTTAATTTTTTCATGGTGCAGTCACCTTGAATACGTCAATTACTTCAGTTTGGCGCTTCATTGGCACGGTATGGTTTACCAGTGAGTCAGCATCAAATACCGGAGAACCTTTACGTAGAATTGCGCGGAAATATGACCATGTCCGAGTTGCTGGCATCAGCACTTCATCTTCAGCGCCAACTGTTGGAACACCTTCACCATCCGACCAGCCTACATACACGCCCACCTCAGCACGATCTGCTGCAAGCTCAAGCAATTTCATGTGTGAAAGGTTTTTAGGGTCGGTATCAATTTGAATTGAACCTTCACCCGGTGTGGTTAGGCCCCAGTCTGATGTTGCAGTTTTTGGCTCTTCCAGGCAGGTTGTATTAATTTCTGTAGTGCTGTCATCACCCATAACAAAGGCTTTAACGCAGTCCATTTTTGTGAGTGTTGGAGTGCCGCCATGTAAAATCCATACATGCGTACCCTGAGATAAAACACCTTTCTTCGCCATGAGTAGCTACTCCTCAATTTTAGGCATAAAAAAGCCACCGAGTGGTGGCATTGGTTTGGAAATAATTAACCCCGCACTTGGCGGGGTTTAATGTTTGTTGGAATCTATGGTTTCACCTTGTATGCCTCTGCATAATTTCGAGATGCTTTCAGCATGCAGTGTGATGTGTCGATGGTCTGGCTTGGTTCGCTCAATATCAATGGCTATTAACATTGCTGCACGTAGGCTTTCTGCTGGCTCCACACTTTCAAAGATGTAAGTGTCATTATGAATAACAATATCAGCATAACCATCTTCTTCTGTACTCGGCCTGCACTCCACCACAATATAATCAGGAACATTATTTGCCATTGTCTTCGTCCTGATCAAAATCCAAAGATGGTTGTGCCTCTTTAATTAGATCATCCAACTCTTTAAGCATGGCTGGTTTTGTTTGCTTGCCATGGATTGATAGGAAGCTTGCTGCGCCTGACAGAGATTGAGTAATCAGCTCAAGTTGTGCTGAAAGCTTACCAATGCGTACTTGTAACCCATCCTTAAGTTGGCGAGCTAGTTCTTCTTGCTCGATATAATACAGACGCACCTCGCGTCCACGATCAGTACACTCAACCATGGATAGCTCTTTGGCCATATCCACTGTCAGCAAATATTCTGTCTTATGTTTTGCTCCACTCGCACCCTGCTCCACCACTTGATGGATCAGGTAATCAATATTTTCCTGAAATTTATACTTGGCAATTCGGCGTTTTATCCATGTTGAAAAGTCCTGCTTACTTTCAAGCCAGCAATGCATATCCCGCGCATTCACGCCGAGCTGAACTTTTCCATTTAATTCGACTTCGATAAATGGAGTTTGATTTTCAATTTTTACGATTGCATTCATTGATCTGCTCCGACTACTCATTAAAAAAGAAACACTGGCAAGAAGATGCAATGAATAGTCGAAACGACCATCTTCTTTTCGGGGATCAGCCTAGCCAGTGGTTTGCCTGAAAACAGGCATAAAAAACCGCCCAATAAGGACGGTTTAATTAAGTGGTGTAGTTATCTGTCTAAAAACCAATTCGCATCAAAGCCACGACCAAAAATATTGGTGTCTTCATCGCGTTCAAAGTGATTTGGGTGAATGTTGGTGACATAACAATGTGGCTCTAAAGCTCGTCGAATTGCCGCACGAATGTCTGATGCTCTGCGCTGGTCTGTGTCGTAAACCACAATCTGAAATGACACATGATCCGTATTAGCTGGACAATCCAGATTATTTTCAGGATTAGCCGTGACCACTGACCAGACCGCATAGGGATATGCTTTATTGGGTGAAATATCTTCCCAGACTTTTAAAGGGCTGGTGCCGAGCAATGCTGTGACTTCAGGACTGGCTTTCAGAGTTGGAACTACGGGTAAAATATTCATAATTTTGCGAGTTCCTTGTCGATTTCTTTATTGAAGTTTTCAGCAAAGCTATTGGTGACAGCTTGAATATTGTTTTGCAGTGCTGGCCGCATGAATGGAGTTGGTGGAACTTGAGAGTTTCCAAATTCCAAATGCCGCCAGTACCGAGTGTCACCACCAGTAAGAGCAATTGTATTTTCAGCTAATACCTGCTTGGGTTCACCCTTTTTTCTACGCTCTTTCATCACAATACTTTTACTGTGCCTATTAGAACTTGCCCCACCATCCACACCAACTCGAATTTTGACATCATTCGGGTTTCGAGTTTTGCCAGCGCTAATGGTGATATTTTTCCAGATCATTTCGGCCGTTTGCGGGTCATCCAGATTCTTAGCATTGGCACGCGCAGCATCACGTACAATCGCCATAGCTTTACGTGCAGATCGTCGGGCAACGTTTTTCATCAAGCGTGGATTGCCCAATCTTTTAAGCTTTTCCTGAACTTCATCCAAGCCTTCAATATTAAATTCTACCGTCATGGCTTACCCCACTAATGACAACTCCAGCGTCATATAAATACGACCATTTTCATTATCTGGTTTAGGCGGTGAAACGATCTGAAAGGTCTGGCCATCAAATAAAACGCGCATACCAGTATCAATATCATCTCGCTTACGCAGTTTTAGTCGGGCTGTGGTTTGTGATCCGGCAGCTTTGGCACTAATGGAATCTTTTACAGATAGAAATTCAACCTTACCCCAAAGCTTTTTATATTCAGTCCAAGCTTCGGTTTCGTAGTTGTATTCGTCATAAACCGTGGTTTTATGTTGAATTGTCACACGGTGGCATAGTTCGCCGGCACGTTGGGCCATAAGTCACCTCAAATCGCTGTAGGCTTACGATAGTGATAAAGCAGTTGTTGTACCGGAATCGGTAAGAAGTTGCCATTTACTGGCATTTCCTGCTCGGCATTGCGGTACTGATCCCAATAGCCACACAAAAGTAAAATGGCCTGATGGATTGCCTTTGGATAATCGCCATCAGCAAACTCATCAGTGATGTAATTCAACACCACCGAGTCAGCTGCATCCAAATACCCCTGAAGCATCAAATCATTCGAATCATCGTCATAGCGCAAATGCTCTTTTAGAGTGTTTAAATCCACAATACTCATGATTCACCCCATTTTTTCTGCGCTAATTTGAAGTTTTCATGGCTAAACTCACCTGAATGATCTTTTTCACAGTGCCATAACGAGCCTTTATGCGTCACAAACTGGCCTGATTTATACTGAGTTTTAGCCTTAAAAATGCCTTGATATTGGCTTTTTTGATCTGGATTTTCAGTGTTTTGAGGGGTATTTGGCGCAGATTTTCCAAAAGGATCTTCTTTCTGGTCACGTTTGGATAATGCCTCAAGAGAATAGTTCTGCTGTTGCATGTAAACCGTGTCGCCACCTTCTAAGGGCCCTAAACCAAGCTTTTGACGCGCTTCATTCGGTGTCATGATTGCTGCACCAACACCTTCTTTAAGTCGCTGCATCTGAGACACCGAATCCATGCGAATCAATGTATCCAGATCAAGAAAGGCTTCCAGATTAGAGTCTTTCAAGCCAAGGCTTTCATCAAGCAAGTTTTCCCGCGCTTCAATCAAACTCTGTAAACAGTCTGAATAGTAAATTTCATTCAGATCGGAAACCTTTTGACCTGCTGGAATGGTGCCAATACCCAACTTGAATTGCGGCACATGGAAAACAGCACAAATGACTTCGTTGCTCATTCGCATCTGCTCAATTAACTGAGAGTCAGCAGCTGAAACTGAAATGGCTTCAAACTTCATGTTGTCACCAACTACCGCTGTACAACCAGCATTGGCACCACTGTAGTTCTCATTCCATTGCTTTTTGATCGCCGCTGCTTTGTCTGGGTCAATAGGTCCAGGAGCAATCAGGATTCCACCTGGTCGGCTGTTGTTTTTAAAGTGCTGACGTTGACTTTTCTGAATCTCTAGGCCATGTCCCGCCGCTACCGCACACGCTGTAATTGGCGATAAGCCCACAAGCGGATGATAGAAGCAGTTTATGCGGTCATGAATAATTTCAGATGCTGGCACGACTTCATGCGAAGTCTGATTGAGTCGGTCATCATTAAGCTGATAAAAGACATCACCAGCATCACTAATCAATGGTTTTGTCAGGTCGGGATTTAAAACTTTTAGCCCAACAACCTTACCTGAGAAGATATCCCGAACCTTCATCACATAGGTATTACCGCGTAGCAGTAATGATGTGGTCCACTGTTCGCTGAATTGCTGCCATGTCTGGTAGTGATTTGGCTTATTTAGGACGCTAAAACGCTCTGGAATTTCTTGATCAATCCAGACACCCTGCTGCTTCTTTTTTAGCAGAATCGGCATCTTGCCAATGTCTTGAGAAATCAATGAAACACAGCTAAAAACAGCATGATGCGCTGCCAGATCTTCCTGGGTTAATTCATCATTCTTTTGCCAAGCACCAGAATAAGGCTCATGCACAAATAAAGAAGTCCACCCTTGGTTTGAATGGACTCCTTGGAGGGATTTCTTTTTACCAAATAAATTTCCGAAAAAGCCCATTCTTCACATCCTATTCTTTGGTTTTATCTTCTTTCTTTGCTTTTGGTGCTGCCTTTTTAGGTTCTGTGTATACCTCGGCAACCTTAAGCTTGATTAATACATTTGCCTGAAAATCAGGAATTTCTTTTACATCCCCGACATTTGAATCGTGGGTCATCTTTAAATATTTAATCTTCATAGACTGTTCCTATAGCTAAACAATTGTGATGCTTAGATATAAAAACAGCCCCGATTAAGGAGCTGTTTTTTTAGCTTTTATTCTTTAAATTACGGTGTGCTGTAATCTAGGAATGCCGCTGCGATTGGACGACGTTTCGCCCAGGTGATGAACTTCTCAACACGTACTGCAAATTTGTTTTCTTGCCATAAGTGATGAGTCGTACCACCATCAACCAGAGTTGCTTGGTCAGAGTAAGACACATCCACACCACCATCCTGAGCAAGCAGGATTTCAGAGGTTTTCACAAGAATGATCTTATCGCCAACTGTTTGTGATGTGATTACAGGGATACCCATCAGCGTGCGAGTACCGCGAAGTGCCATACCTTCAAAATAGCTGCGACCCAAAGCATCACGAAGCAAGCTGATCTGTGCAGCACGTGTTTCAGACATGATGAAGTACGCACCATCCAGTGAAAGATTGGCAGTCACAAAGCTATTCACTAGGGCCAGTAGATCGGCTTCATAGTTTTCTGCTGTAATGCCAGTATTTGGAGTAGCGGCAATACCATCCAGAAGGCCTGCAGGGCGAACTGCTGTAGCAGCACCATCATCAAGGAATGTGTTATCAATTAAAGTTTTTGACGCTTCAATCAAATCATCACGAACCAAAATATCTACCGCTGGATCAGAGCGACGCATTAATTCCTGCGTATACACAGTAATTGCAGCAAGCTTATGCTCTTTGATTTCCACCTCACCATAGGTTGGGTTTGTTAGTGGTTTTGGAGCACCTTCACCCACCCATTGCGCTTGACCGCCGGTTAATTGGCTTGGGATTTTCGAGTTAAACGGCACATTTCGGAAGCCTGTGAGTTGGTCAAATACAGTTGCAGCACGAAGCATGTCAACAAATTCACCAACCAAGCGGTTTTCAGTGACCAGTGATGCTGCAAAACCGGCATCAGTAGTGGTGCCTAAGGTTGCCTTTGTCACAAGGTCTTGAACTTCATCACCAAAGCCACGTTCTTTTGCAACATCGAGAGCAGACTTGTAGTTACCCTCTTTTGCCGCTAATTGTGACAAGATCTTTGCACGGGCATATTGAGCAAAACCAACACCTTTAGCGAGGGGCACGATTTCAATTTTTGGCTTTTTGCCTTCAGGATTGGGATCACCTTCAGCCGATTTTTTCGCTTCTTCAGGGGTTTGACCAGCAACTGGGGTCATGTTTTTAGCAGCAGCTTCAGTGGCAGCAATTTGTTTTTTAGTGCGCTCAATATTCACTTCAATCGCTGCGATATCTTTTTCAATCGCCTGGATTTCAGCTTCGGTTGCTTCATCGGGGGTGCTACCCGCTTCTGCCGATTTTGATAGTGCTGTTTGCATTGCTTGGTTTTTTTCAGACAATGCTTTAAGCAACTTTGCTAAATACTCTTTCATAGTTTCACTCCACCCTTTGTTGGGCTATTAAGTTTTACGACAACGTGTTTTTGTTCAGATGAATCGCCATCTGGAACGTCTTGAGGTTTTTCGCCCAACGCGGCTTTGTGTGCCTCAAATGCTTTTGAAAATTCTGTTTCTGATTCGCGGTTACATGGGATAGTTACCAGTGAAAGTTCATACCATTCCCATGAATTGAACTGAATGCCGCCACCTTTAATCATTTCCGCCTCATCCCAATTTGGGATAAAACCAACTGACAAACCTTTAACCAGACCATATTTCAGGGATTGATAAGCCTTATCGACTTCGCGTTTTAGGTCGCCTTCTTCCTCAATTTCAGGAATATGGATTTCAACCTCAATGCCATTTGCGGTAACTTTGGCGCTTGTAACATGGCCAATGGCTGAGCGCGGGTCATGGTGAAAAAGTAATGGCATCGGCAGGTCAAACTCTGCGCCTTTTGGCACCATTACATCCTTGGCACGATCTTGATTTGGTGTACTTGCGATTCCCTTAAAGGTTCGCTTTTGCTCATCAAGGCTCTTTATTTCGACAGAGCCAAAGGTTTTATGTAGAGCAGACATAAGGCTCTCCCAATAAAAAAGCCCGCTTAATGCGAGCTTTGGAAAGTGAATAAATTAAACGAAATAGATGTTGTATTCTTTTTCGGCCTGTTCTGGATTCATCGACATGAGTGCCACCGCGTTAAATGTAGCAATCAATGGGTCAATCTTCCCGACACCTGATTCCTGTTTACTAATCATCATGCCGTTACCTTTCACGACTGCACGCGCATTACCAACACACCAGGTCATTAATTCTTGGCCAGCATGGTAAAGATTACCTTCAGCTAATTTACGTTCAGTTGTCAGGATATAACCCATCAACTTAAAACCCTGTGCTACTGCAATCATCTTGTCTTCAGGAATACCAGCATCGAGTAAGCCATCAAGCAAACCACCTAAGCCAAGTGGATCCAGCCCGATTTTGTCGAGCTTGCCTGAATCAAAAACCTTCTTGGCAATGGCTGCCAGCTGGTCAATGTCGTCACCAATACGCTCAACAATGGTCAGACTGCCTTCTTTTTCGTAGTCGGCATACTTTGGCGCGTTTTCCTTACGCCTTTCGACTGCGGTTTTATTACACCAGGCATGATTCCAGAGCCACCAGATACGAGAATTACCCTTTAATCTACCTAGAGCACTAAACCCCAGAAGATCATCGAGCCCCCCACCATCAACACCAAGAGTGATTAATTCAGACTTTTCAATTAATCGATCTAATGTGATGGTGTTTCTGGCTTGCTGCAGCCAATACTCAGCACCGGCCCAGCGATTGGCTCGAAGATTCAGGCCAATTGGTACGTTTAAGTGTTTTGCAAGGAAGTCACGCAGTGATTCTTCGCCTGCGTCTTTAACCTTCTCAAACTCATTAATCAGGTAATCCAGATCAACCGATGCACCCAAGTTCGGGTTAGTGACATAAAAGTTTTCAGGTTTTAAGTGCTCACCTGCCTCCAACATCCACTCTGGAAACTCGTAAATCAGTGGCAAGAACTGAGGATTGATCTTAATGCCGTCTCGAATATCCCTGGCGTAATCTAGCAGCTGCTTAAATACACCGCATGGCACTTCATCCGACATGGTAGACAGATAAATTACACAGCCTTCAGGACGTGAAGCCAGACCGCCTTTTGCCTCTCGAAACATTGATTCAGCATTGGATCGTTTACCAAAAAGCCAGACCTCATCAATCAAGATGATTGAAGCCTTTTTACCAGCAGCTGCGTTACTTTCTGCGGCAATAACTTTTAGTGTTGCGCCTGTACCTAAATGAGTGACTGTTTTTGTGTGTTCAGAAACATTGAACATTTCCTGCAGATCTTCATCAGCCTTGATAAAGTCCCGGATCGGGTTAAATGAGTTGTCAGCAACTTCTTTGGTTGGTGCCAAGATAATCAATTCAGCCGACATACGATCATTTAAGATCAAGGCCACCATCATGATGCCGGCAGCAATGGTCGACTTGGTATTTTTCTTGGAGATCAGCAGGAAGAATTCACGGATTAAACGACGCTTTGATTCTGGATCGTAAGCACCAAAGATAGCCCGGACAAATTCAATCACCCAGTCGAGTGTGACTTCACCCATTTTTGGGCTACCCATCACATCAACTAGGATGAGCTCTTTAAAGATTCGCTCTGCTACATCAGCCACATCTGGAAAAAGTGGCTCACATGGCATCATGGATTTTTTATCGACAATGCGTAACGCCCAATCTGGGCACGCTGTTGTCCAGGTTGGTAGCATTGCTGACATAAATTAGCCTTTTAAGGTTTCGATCCCAAATCAATAGTCAATTCACAAACAGCTTCGTATTCAGGGCCTATAGAGGTTGAATTTCTTAAGATTCGAGTGTTGTGCTTGTATTCCGCATCACCGATAGAACTATTTTTAACCACGTAATCCAGAATTATCTTTTTAATTTCATTTTCAGACAGTCGAGCAACTATAAGCTTCTCATGTACTTCACGAACTGCGATTGCCATTAAACCTAACTCCTCAACTGTGAACCTATATGAGAGCCAACAGGGTGTGTCCATCCCTCATGCTGCGCAACACTGTAGGCACTGGTTGGCTCTCATATAGATATAAAAAAACCGCCCGGAGGCGGCTTATTGACTTTGGTTTACTTCAACTTATAAAGCTCCGACTGCATACACTCAACCCCATTAAAACCCGCTAATTCAGTAATCTTTTCAACTATTGAGTGGAAGTGCGAATCGGCTGTTGGAGATATAACTATCTGTTTAATCAATTTATGCACATCAATTTTAAATTTTATTCCATCTTTATTATTTATCTCATCCGCTTTCGGCAGGTTAGAAACAGATGGTAACTGTAAATTCACAAGCCCCTTTCTTAAAAGATACAGCGCTCTGAATTCATTCTCATGTGAAAAACTTTTTCTTTTTTCAAACATGGGCTTTAAATAATTCTGCGCATCAACCGAACTAGACTCATCAATATACCTAACCGGTCTCAAGTGCATAATCCCCAAGTCATCATCATCGCTTTCATCAAGAGCTTCTTGCAAATCAAATATTGTGGTGCGTATGGCTACGCAATTATTTGTACCCCCATAAAGCTTCCACATTGCAGCAGATTCTATATCTCCTAAATACCAACAACTAGCATACGCATATTTTGGCATTATCTTAAGTGATTGTAAGTGTCCATTGTGAAGCCTTTCCTTAGCACTATCTGCGATCAAGTAATCCTGTTGAATTCTGGTGTATTGGATAGCCAAGTCCTTCTGATATGCTTTAGAAATAAAACCTTCATACGGATCTTCAAATTTATCAATTCTTCTTAGATAAATTGACTCATTGAGAATTAAATCTAAAAATTTTGTTAAGTCCATGTATCGCCATATTGTCGTAGATGGCTTTATTGGATCTTCCAGGTTTAGGCTAATTTCCATCTATAAATCTTAATAAACTCTAATTAAGCAATTATATCTTTAATCTAGCTCGGTCTACTCATTTGAGCACCCAGTGTTCCAAACTTTCCACCTTGAGTGGCTTTTTTGGCTTCATCGGCTTTAGTTTCCTTTTTACCTTTTTCAGCAACCTTGCCGTGCACATAAGGAAGTGCAGCTTTGGCAGCATTGAAGCGCAAAAACATATCGTCACTTTTATTCATGACATCAATCAGGAATTGCAGCGGATCATCTTTTGCAAAGTCCTCATCATCCAAAGGATTGTCATTTTCATAAGTACTGGTCGTTTTAACTTTCGGTTTTTCAGAAGTTAAACTTCGGCCTTCTTTATCAGCCTTTAACTTTTCGATATAGACAATAATTTCCGGGTCTTTTCTTAATTTTGACCCGGCTTGTGATGCTGTTTTTTCTGCATAACCTGCTGAAATTGCAGCTTCTTTGTTGCTTAAGCCGTCAACAACGGCCTGAGCAAACTTTTTCATTTTTTCGCTTAGTGCCATTGGTTAACCTTTAACTTTTCGCTTTAACTTTTGCTGAAATGGGAAATTTTTTTATAAGTGAGATGGTGGGCGGTGTCCGCTGGCTCAGGGTTTCAAACTTTTTGACTCCCCCCGGCCTACGCACAGTCCTTTAAGTATTGAATGCAGATACTTTCAAAAAACTTAAATGTTTCCTTTTGAATGAACTCATATTCACCATTGAATAAAAGAGAGAACTTCTCACCCACTCGTCTGAATGAAAACTTCACATCATTCGCAGACATATCGAATATCACACTTCGCTTGGCTCTCTCATGATACAGACACTTAATGCTTGTGTTGTCTTCATCCCATGAATCTACAAACTTCTTAAACTCTTGAGCTACAGCTCCAGTTTCAACTTCAAACCATTTGTTCATAACCTACTCTCTCTATTTGTTTTTGCTTTATGACATGGCACGCACAGGCTTTGCAGATTCTTCTCATCATCCGTACCACCTTGAGCCACATTAACGATATGGTCTAACTCAAGCTCCATAGTCACACGACCACACGAGCAACAAGTCCACTCATCACGCGCATGAATCTTCTGCTTGAGTCTGCGCCATGGTCTACCGCCACGACCTTGACCCCAGTTATTCTTAGGTGGTCTCGGTGCCTTCGGTGTCATCGCCTGTAGTTTGCTTTGCAGTCTGGGTAGTTTCATGACTATCAATCCAAATAAGGCGACTTAGGCTTCTCATCCTCATCACCACCTTCCAACTGAATCAATAGCTCATTGATCTGAGCATTCTGTTCATTGTTGATCTGGATGAGTTGGCTGTTTTGCTGAATCAGCTGGTTGTTCTGTTCGATTAGCTTTAGGAGTAAGTCGCTCGATACACAACCGCATTCTTTCTTTTGATCGCTCATATTGTTCTTTCATCCATTGACGGCGCTGTTCACATGAGTTGCATGTCATCTGAATCACCTAAGATCACATTGATTTCGTTAAGCAGGTATTGATTGACTTGATCTACAGTAGAGACATTCACAAATACCAATTCAACATCTTTGATTGCCAAACCAGTCTCAGCCTCAAACAATCGCTTACGATTGACTATGTCCTGGTATAGATCCCGCTTAAAGGCATCGAGTCGTTCTTGGTCACTTGTACCCACGGCGCTATCTCCGACTTAAATTGATTTGAATGTTCTTCATGCGAGTACGGATGTTTGCCATTACTTCATCAATAGCCATCATCTGTTTGCTATTCATGAATGCCCGACTTAGGTTCTGGTACTTCACCAACTCATCGTGCAATTCATTTAGATTCTTTTGGGCTTCTTTGATATCCATACATCACCACCAATAAGAAAAGAAAAACCCCTCAACATCTAGAATGCGAGGGGCTTTGTTTGCCGTAATACGTCCGGCGAATTTTAAGAATAAAAAAGCCTGTTTAACTCTCTCTCCAATTAAACAGGCTTGACTTGCGCTACAACTTCTTTCTTATTTGCAGATCAAACATATAGCTTAAATATTTCATTCTAATGACATAGATATTTGCTTGAGTGATTGTTATTCAACTTCTTTCAAACAATCCCGACAAACCTTGATTTCTTCATCATGAACCGTGTAATCGATCTCAGTCACACCATGTAAACCAAATAAACAGAATATAAATTGGAGCATACTTTTCTCCAGACAAAAAAATACCTCCTTTATAGGGAAAGGAGGCAGAAACTTAATAGAAACTACAGCCATAGAATCTGGCCCGCATTATATACACAATAATATTATATACAAGACTTTATTAAAATCTTGGTAAGACAGCCCTCTTCGCGGGGCCAGACGCTACTCACAATCACACACACCTAACATGCACGGTCTGCTTTACTTGCTTTCAATCCTCTTTAGGTCGGGACGCTACTCCCTAGTCTAGATTCCCGAAGGAAGTTTACTCGATGGCATGTTCCACTGGTCAGCACTCCAGTAGGCTTGGGTCGCCTTTTTACAGGCAATAAAAAGCCCACTTACTCGTCAAACAAGTGGGCCAGTGCTGTAGTCACTTTCTTCGTATTGCATCTTCTTCTTATCGCAAAAACAATATAGCACTAACGCTTTAACCAGAAAGTATAGAAAATACTAAGAAAATGTTTTCAAATGTTGAGCTTGAGTTAACTTTCTTTTCAAATAATAAATTCTAATCATCAAAAAAATCCTATATTGAAATGAGCTTTCAGTTTAACCTCAAGAAATCTATTTGGAGGCCTCTATCTTTTCAACTATCTTCTCAAGATTTTCAATCTGTCTTTTTTTATCAGACCTATACTGATAGAAGCAGAAAAATAATAAAAATATGGACGTGAACAATATTCCGCCTACAAATATAAGATTTTTACGTTCCAAGACTATACTCACTTGCTCTGAATATAGTTCCAAGTATGACATCTTGTTGATTAAAGAAATATTAAAAAAGCCACCCTATTGGTGGGCTTTAGTTTCAATAAAAACCTATTTTTGACATTTCACGTTAAACTGGTATTCGTCTTGAGTGACCTTAATTTTAATATTTTTATATTTTCGTTTGTTTGGATCCATTGCCGAGCCAGCCACTTCCTCAAAAAAGCTACGATCATTCATTAGCTCGCCATACGCTTTATAGCCTAATAAAATCTTTTCA